GGACCTCCGGCGGCCTGCCATTGGTTCCACTGGGTGATCCGGTTGAGCAGTCCGTTCACGTCCTGACCGAACGGCGGGACGCCGCCAGCAGCGACGGGCTGGAAATTGAGCGGAGGAAATCCGTCGGTTAGCGATGCAAACCCCGGATTGATACCGATCTGTGAAGCTGTGGGAATCGATCGAATGAAGCCGCCGCCAGCCGAGTTACCAAATGGAATTGGAAACTTAGCCGGAATAGATGATGCGAGCATTTTGGCTTCTTTCTTAGATCAACTGCACGATGGTCGACGATACACCGGTCGGTTTCGGCAGGACCCCGGATTGCGACACGATCGCCAGTTCGACCGAACTCATTTTGAATGCGAACGTGTAAGTCATCGTCATGTTCAGACCATCCGTGACGTAGCAGTTGCCGCGGTTGGGGAATAGGTTGAGCAGGATCTGGTTGATTGACTTGATCGACCCATCGGAGATGTTCGCCAGAGCCTTCGCGAAGATCAGCGTTCGGAAGGCATTGTCCGAGAGGTTGAAATTGCTGGTCAGCACTGCACCAGAATAGAACGGAGATTGGTTGAGCGGGTCGGCGCTGAGCGTCGTCGCCTCATCGAACCCGAAGTATTTCTGCGTCCCCACCAAATGCAGCGTGCGCGATACCCCCACGATCGCTCCCCACACGTCGAGCCCATAGCCCTGCGCGGTGGCGACGTTGAACATGTAGTCGTAGAACGCGTCGAGGTTCTGCGTCTGGTCGACGTAGGCCGAGAAGTTGGCGATCAGCTGCGTGAGGATCGGCGAGTTCGCATATTGCGAGATGATCGTGAGCCAATAATCGAACGCCGGGATATCTCCGATCGGCGATATTCCGATCGTGAATTGTCCAATGCTATTAGACCCAGGCCTCGGCCGGAAGATGTTCGGTCCTGTCATGTCACCGTGACCGCGATGTTCGCAGCGTTGACCGTCGGAGATTGGTTTATGTTCGTGGTAACGGCGTTGAGCGTCGGCTTAGCCGCGGTGAAGGTCCGGTTCGCTAACGCCGAACCGTTGACAGTGGTCGCGTTGTTCGTGGTGTAGACACCAGCGCCACCAGGTGTCCCGGATGTCTGGGTCAAGATCGTCGTATTCGCCGGAACACCAGTACCAGTCAATATCTCGCCTGATCCCGGTATAATGAGCCCGCTAGCCCCGGTTACCGTGAGATTGGTGCCGGAACCAACCGCCGCGAAGAACGCTCCCACTGTGAGGGAGTTGTTGGTCGTCCACGAAGTGCCACTGCCGGACAGGATAGTAGTGCCTGGGACCGTGATTCCTGCGTCGTCGCTCAAGGTCTGTCCGATGGCGATCGTCCCCGATATCAGCGACGTCACAGTCAAGGCGGTTCCGAGTAGAACTCCGACGAAGACCGCACTGGACGAGTTATTTGATCCAACGACGATCGAGATGATCTGAACCCACGACCCGAGCGCCACCAGGGGTGCATAGAACCTGCTCGCGTAGATCGTCGATCCGATGCGCGCGCGAGGGCCACCGTCGGCGCCCGCGAATGCCGAGATTATGGCGCCCTGTATCAGCGCCGCAGCATTCGACGGCACCAGTGAGTTGTTGGCGGTATTGACGGCGAACAGGATGGCGAGGGACGACGGGGTCTCGAACGTCACCTGATATGACGGCAGCGGCGGAGAATATCCCGAGTTGCTGTCGACAACGGTGACAGTCGTGTTTCCGTTATAGTTGCAGCCCGGCGCCTTCTTGGTCCAAATCGCGTTTGCGATGTTCTGCGCTGTCCCGCCGACGGCGGCCACGTACAGCGAGTTCGGAGCTAGAGTGACACCGCCGATCGTCGCTGGCGATGATGATGGGTTCTCGGTGACGTAGGCGTCGAGGATGCCTTGCACGTTGAGGACGGCGCCGAGGACTGACGGTACCGAGCCGATCGAGTTGAGCGCGACCGAGGCGGACCGACGCGCCTCGAACTGCGCCCTGGTCTCGGTGTTGCTGCCGAGAACACCATCGGCCAGATTGATGATCGTGTCCCACCCGGAAATATTCCGGTAGATGCTGTTGAGCGTTCCCTCCGGACAAGGGACCGGTCCCAGCACGATGCAGGCGAACGCTATCACCGCGCTTCCGAGCGCGGAGATCGTCCCGTCGTTGAGACTAGCGTAGATGTTCCCGTCTGCCGCGCGCGCCAACGATCCGGCGGGGATCACGACGCCAGCTCCGCCGGTGCATGTGGCCTGCACCACCGTCGCTGTCGATCCTTCGCGAAACAGGAAATAAAGCTCGGCTATCGCGTCCTGGAAACGCCCGTCGGCGAATGCAGGGTTCATCTGGTTGGTCAGATTGACGAACGAGTCGTTGCAGCTGCCGATGATGGCCGCGATGCTGGTTGCGAGCTGCCCCTGAGGTGACGACAGCGACTGGTTCAGTCCGCCGCCGAAGGCCGCGTTGATGTCGGCCATCACGCCGGTCAGAATGTCCTGTTCCGACGGCGCCTGGAATCCATTAGCCCCAAAAGTCACGGCCGGAACGTTGGTGCCGGGGATGTTCGCCATCTCAGAACGCCACCGCCGTCGGCGTGGTGGCGCCAGGAGGTGTCACCTGGACTTGACCGTTGGCCAGCCGATCGGGCTGTGAAATCGAGGTAATGAACACCGCGGCCTGCGCCCCATTGGGCAAAACTGACAACGCAGCTGTCGACATCAGGGCCTTCATCAACGGCACATTCGGCCTCTGCCCGATGATCACAGGATAGTTGACGCCGATCGTGGTGTCGTACCACTGCTCTCCGAGCACCAGCTTGATCGCGCTGCATGCGTCCTGCGCCATCGAATACGGGTCATCGGCCATAGCGATGTTGCCCGCGACATCCACCGCGAGATCCCATGTATCTGGCCGGAGAAACAACGTCTTCATATTGGTGGCCCCGTGGTCCCGCCCTGCGGATCAGGATGCTCGTGTGTTGCGCCGCTTTTGCCTGCCGCGACGACATCGGTATCCGCGGTGAGGGTGCCGCCGATATGGACATTGCCGCCGTAGAGTCCGCCCGAGACGCTCTGGATCGCGCCACCGAGTTGCAGGTTGTTCTGCATGATGACATTGCCGGTGAACGTCCATCCTGCTGCACTCGACACCAATGAGTTGCCGTGCGCGGCCGTGATGTTGATCCCGTCGGCGGTCCACTTAATCCACTGCGTCGGCGCGGTGCCATTCAGTCCTGGAATCCCGAACAGGTAGATCCCGTCTGACGGGCTGAACTTGCGGTTCGACCCGGGGTTGGCGATCGCCTTCGCGGCCTTGACCGCCGAGATGTCCCGGTCGCAGACGCCCATTACTCCGAGATCCCCAACCGCGGGATCGATCTCGAATGCGTTGGTCCCACCCATCACCCACGCATACGGGATCCCATTGATGGTCCCGTGCGGCGACGAGTTGTCCTGGCCATCGAGCTGATTGACGGCGATCTGCACGTCGACGGTGTGGGCGCTGGTGTCGACTGAGATCACCTTCACGACCTTGACCGTCGATATGCGCCCCAGGCGCTGCAGGATAGCGAAGTCGATCGGATTGAAGCTGCCGACCGCGTCGGAGGGATCCTGCTGGCCGGCGCCTGGTGTCTGGTCTGCCATCTTATTGCACCGGGACCGGATACTTCGGGTTGTAGCAGAGGACGGTCGAGAACCATGGACCATCGGGCATCTCGCAGGACAGGCTGTGCGCGAGCCCGTAGACCGCCCACGTCCCGTTGGCCGGCTGGAGACTGCTCTGCACCTGCACCTTGCCGCCGAACGGGATGGACGGGTCGTAGAGCGTCTCAACGCTGATCCCATAAGC